AAAAATGCTCCTGTAGTTATGAAGTATTATTTTGCCATAGCAGTGTTAGTTCTATCTTTCATAACTTCAATGGGAATATTTGGATTCCTTTCAAAGGCTCATATTGAGCAAACAACAATAGCTGGTGATAATAGCCTACAAATTGGTTTATTAGAAAATAAAATACAAAGAGAAATAAAAAGAATAAAAGATGCTGATCTTGTAATAAGTCAGCTAGATCAAACAGTACAAACATTAATGGACTTTGATAGAGTAAGAGGTCCAGAAGGTGCAATAGCTGTTCGCGAAAGTCAGAAAAAAGAGAGAGATAATCTCAATACTATAATAGACAAAGCTCAAGATAATATATCTGGTTATCAACAAGAAAATCTTATTCTTAGCAAACAACAGATTAAAATTGAAGCTGAAGTAGGACCTATAAAATACATAGCTGAATTTTTGTATGGTGAAGCAGATAAAAAGTTAGTAGAGAAGGCTGTAAGAGCTGTTATTATAATCATAGTTCTTGTATTCGATCCTTTGGCAATAATACTACTGATAGCAGCTAATAGAGAAATGAAAATAGTTTCTGTTTCTAATAAAAGAAGAAAGACAAGATCAATACCTAAACAATCGATTGATAAGTCTAAAGTATCAATTGATAAAAATGATATATCTGTTTTACCAAAAGAAATTATAGATAGGTTTTTTAACAGCAAGTAACATTTGCATTTTATAAAGTATTGTTGTATAATTAACTGGTAAAAATTTTTATTGGAACTAACGTGATTATTATAGACTATTCTCAAACCATTATATCCAGCTTGATGGCTGAGCTAAATGGAGATACAGAAGCCAAACTCGAAGTAAACCTAATTCGTCATATGGTTATAAATGCCATAAGAAGTTATCATAAAAAATACAGTGGTGATTTTGGTGATTTAGTTATTGCATGTGATAGTAGGAAATATTGGAGAAAAGAAGTATTTCCATACTATAAAGCTAATCGTAAAAAAGTTAGAGATAACTCTGGCTACGATTGGAATATTATCTTTGATACAATTAATATACTTAAGGCAGAACTTAAAGAATTTTTCCCATATAAGTTAGTTGAAGTCGAAGGTGCTGAAGCAGATGATATTATAGCTACGTTGTGTAAGGAAACACAAAAGACACAAGATCCTGTCTTGATAATATCAGGGGATCATGACTTTATGCAATTGCAAAAATATCCAAATGTTAAACAATACTCACCAGTACAACAAAAGTATGTTAAATGTAAAAACGATCCTAAAGAAACACTCTTAGAACACATTATAAGAGGTGATAGAGGCGACGGAGTTCCAAATGTACTTACTGGTGATGAATCGATTGTGGAGGGCAAAAGACAGCGTCCTATACAATCTAAAAAGCTAGCGTTATGGTTAGCTGATCCTAAAGAAATGCCTCAAGACCCAACATTCGTAACAAACTTTGAAAGAAATCAGACTATGATTGATCTTTCAAGAATACCAGAAGATATTGAAAGCAATATTATAAATACTTTCAAAATGCAGTCTATAAAAGATAAAAGTATGCTTATAGATTATTTTAACGAACATAAAATGAAAAATATGTTAGAACTTATTGAGGAATTTTAATGAACTTACTACTCTCCGAACTTTTTTTAATGGTCCAAAAGCAAAAGGACGATACAGATCGTATGAATCTGTTACGGCAATATAAAAATGAATTAGTACTGCAAATGCTAACTGTGAACTTTAATCCAACAGCCAAATGGTTAATTCCTGCAGGGATTCCTCCATATAAAAAAGATCCAAATGTGCCTATGGGATATCAACAAACTACTTTAATGAAAGAACTTAGAACTTTGTACATTTATGTTGATCCCAATCAAGCTATGGCTCAAAACAAAAGAGAAATGCAATTTATAACATTACTTGAGGCTTTACATCATACTGAGGCTGATTTACTTTGTGCTGTGAAAGATAAAACATTACATGAAATGTTCCCTGCTATTACAGAAAAATTAATTAGAATTACCTTCCCTGGTCTTTTCTTTTGGCCCGAACCAAAAGTACCAATGACAGAACAAGTTGCAAATGCAGCTCGCAAACTAAGAGGCAGAGGCAGACCACCAAAGTCAGCTTCTGAAACAATTATAGAAGAGGTATAATAAAATTTATTATGGAGATATATTATGAGAGTTTTGAATTTGGGTAAGTCAAAAGAAAGTTATAAAAAAGGAATTAATCCCTATTCTAAGAGAAAGATTACTCCAGCCCATTTACAGGGCACCCTCAAGATTGCTGAACCTTTTAGAAGACAAACTAAAAGTATACCCAGCCTCAACTCAGATAGTCAATTTGATGTCTGTGTTAAAAAAGAGAAAGATACCTATACCGGCAAGAATATGCTTGGTATTGGTACTCTTCACAAGTCTAATCCCATTCCCATTTTTGACCCTGATCACGCTGTGGATCTTGCTACCATGAGGAGAAGTTAATGACGTACCGTTACACAATAATACAAGAAAATACTTTAGATGATACTAAAATGACATATGAATTTAAAGCTGAAGATGATACAAATTTTATGTCCGAAGTTAGCGTTTTTATGAAAAGTATTGGTTTTTTAGATGAAGGTTATTTAGATATTGTTAAAGATAATATGTATGAAGATGATTTATATTCTGATGACAATAGAGTACCTCATCCTGACTTTCCATACATACCAGATGATACTGATCACAACCTAGTTCAATTTAATTATGATTATGAAGAAAATTTACCTGCATATAATCAAATTGATTCTGGAGCAACAGAAACTAATCTTGTGAATATATATGAAACAACTGGTAATGTGGAGCATGCGTTATATGGTCTTTAATAATAAACAAATATACGTTTTGGAATACAAGGAATCTGATAGTAAAGGTAGAGAAAAGAATGCTAAATTTGTTGGAGTATATAATTCTATCTCTGATGTAGATAATGCTAAGAAAAAAGTATCAGAAGAGCTTACAAATAAAAAGATTTCTTTCCAAACCTATGAACCACAAACTCTAATTTAATAAATAAAATTATGCCAACATATACTTTCAGACATAAAGAAACCGGTGAAGTTGTCGATAAGTTTTTACAAATATCTAAACGTGATAAGTTTATAGAAGATAATCCCCAACTCGAACAAACATGTGCCTATACGTCAATACCTATAGGTGATCCTGTTCGTTTGGGTTTAAAAACAACTGACAATGGTTTTAAAGAAGTACTATCCAAGATACATAGCCAAAACGGCGTACGAAGTACACTTGGACAAAAATTATCCCGATCTAAAAACGGAATAAGGAATATTTGATTATGATTTGGTGATAACTCTAACCAAACGAAAAGAGGTATACATGGCTAGAAAGCGTGCTCTTCAAACACAAACAGTATCTCAACCAACTAATCTATCTGTTGTTAATAATAAATTAAAAATAAAGATAGATGATTTATACCAAATTGAGCCATTGACTGAAAATCAACAAAAGTTCTTTCAATTGTATAAAGAGACAAATTTTATTATACTGCACGGTGTTGCAGGAACAGGTAAAACTTATATTGCTCTTTATAAGGCGTTAGAAGAAGTACTCTCAAGGGGAAAAACTAATCAAAAGGTTGTGTTAGTAAGATCTGCTGTGCCATCAAGAGACATAGGACATTTGCCAGGAGATGAGCAAGAAAAAACTGCTGTTTATGAAAGACCGTATTCAGAAATATGTGAAAATCTTTTTGGTAAAAAAGATGCTTACCAAAGATTATCTGAGCAACACAACATATGTTTTATGAGTACATCATATGTAAGAGGTATTACATTAGATGATTCAATTATTATAGTTGATGAATGTCAGAACATGACTGATATGGAATTGAATAGCATTATTACTAGGGTTGGTCAAAAATCAAAAATTATATTTTGTGGTGATTTTAGACAAACTGACCTATATAAGAAACACGAACAATCAGGTTTGAAAAAATTTATGGTGATTGCAGATATGATGCCACATACAAAGTCTGTAGAGTTTTATAATGAAGACATAGTCAGATCAAAATTAGTCAAACAATATATTGTTGCTAGAAACTGCTACGAGGATATGTATGAAACTCACTAATAATTTTGCACTTAACGAAATGACGAAGAGCCAAACAGCTCTTCGTCGTGGTATCAGTAATGAACCTTCAAATAACGAAATAGATAATCTAAGAATATTATGTGAATATGTGTTACAACCGGTAAGAGAACATTTTGGTAAACCTGTCAGTATTAATTCTGGTTTTAGAAGTAGTGAGCTTAATAAAGCTATTGGTGGGTCAGGAACTTCTGATCATTGCAAAGGAATGGCTGCAGATATAGAAATAGCTGGCGTAGATAATGGTGTTATTGCACAATGGATTGAGGATAATTGCGAGTTCCGTCAGCTTATACTTGAATTTTATACACCAGGTGTTGGTGACTCTGGCTGGGTTCATGTATCATATAATGCTGATGATAATGATAAAAAAGTAATGACAGCTTTAAAAGAAAATGGTAAAACTGTTTATAAGTTAGGATTAATAAAGTAATGTATAATAATGAGATGATTGATGCAACACAAAATTATTTAGAAAAGTGGCGTACACATTTAGAGAATCAAACCAATTCTGATCACTCAATAGATGGTCCTCATTTGTTAAGAAAAATATTTAAAAGTTTGAATAGGCAGGAGTCTTACGAATTGTTTTACAAGTGGAAGAGTAACACAAAAAAAGAATAATATATAATGTTTGAGAGAGTACATCATGAATTTCCCAGAATCAAGAGAATTACAAACGATCAAGGTATCAGAGTATATCAAACTCCGAGTGGTGAATCCTATCCTTCGGTCACAACGGTTACAGGGCTTTTGGCAAAAGAGGCTATCAAGAAATGGCGAGAACGAGTTGGAAAAAAAGAAGCCGCAAGAATTTCTACAACAGCCTCAAAAAGAGGAACCAGGATACACACATTATGTGAAAAGTATCTCTCCAACATTGACTTCGACGAAACAAATTTTGATCTTGAAATGTGGGAATCGATCAGGCCACACCTGGACAGCATAAATCAGATACATGCTTTAGAGAATAAATTATATTCAGATCATTTACAGGTAGCAGGAACAGTTGATTGTATAGCAGAATATAATGGTAAGTTATCTGTAATAGATTTTAAGACTTCATCTAAAGTTAAAAAGAGAGAACATATACATGGATATTTTATGCAGTGTTCTGCTTATGCAGTTGCCTTTGAAGAGATAACAAAAGTACCGGTTTCTAATTTAGTTATTATTATGACAGTTGCACATGATGATTGTATTATATTCGAAGAAAAAAGGGATGATTGGATTGGTCAATTTAAAGAGTTAAGAGAAGAATATCGCAGAAGTTATCATTGTTAGTAAAGGAAACGTATGTACGAATATAATTGTAAAATAGTTAGAGTAGTTGATGGTGATACAGTTGATGTTGATATTGACCTTGGCTTTGGTGTATGGATGAGAAACGAAAGAGTACGTCTATATGGAATAGATGCTCCTGAATCAAGAACAAGTGATAAAGAAGAAAAAAAATATGGTCTTGCTTCAAAAAAGTTTGTGCAAGATACTATGCCTTTAGATTCTACACAAACATTAAGAACAATGAAAGATGGTGTTGGAAAGTATGGAAGAATCTTAGGTGTATTTGTATTGCCTGAATATGACAATCAAAGGTTAGATGAAATGATGATAAAGAATCATCATGCTGTAGATTATCACGGTCAATCAAAAGATGATATTCAAGAACAACATTTAAAGAATAGAGAACATGTAGTTATACTCGAAGATGTTTTGAATAAAAATTATATTAGGTAAGTATGCGCGATAAAATTTGTCAGATTATTCACACAATAGCAATAAGTACAATAGCTACAAGTACTACTTTAATTATGTTACGTACTTATGGAATATTATAATGCCAGACTTTAATGATAGTATTTTAATTACAAAAAGATTTAGATCTCCAACAGAGTTTTCACTTTTTATTGAACAAAGAGTATCCATTGAAAAGATTGGGTACATGGACGCAGTTATAGATTACTGTACAATTAATGATGTAGATATAGATAACATAGGTGGTTTGATTACACCCTCTTTAAAACAAAAGATACAAATTGAAGCAGAAGATTCTAACATGATGAAGCCTAAAGGCAAACTACCGATATGATATGTATGGAAGCATTTGATGTATACAAATCTTACTTAGCTCTTAAATTACATTTTACTACAGATAAGTATGATGTAATAAAGCAACAAGGAAGAGTGAGAGCAACTAAACAATCCTTTTTCAAAAGGAATGATTTGCTTAATATAAGAAAGATAGCAGATACTTATAGTGAAAAGGAAGTAGTTGATTTCTTGGTAGCTAACTTTGTATCTGGTGATAGATGGGGTGGTGTATTTGATAGCGAAGCAAAAAGTAATTACTTAGATTGGAAAAGAAGAATTGAAGCTATAAAATATACATTTGAAAAAGAAATAGATAGATTACAGTTTATTATGGAAAAGGAAAATTTGTCTTACAATGATTTATTTACCATAAATAATGGACACCCGATAATACTTAAAAAGTATTTGAAAAAAGACATATCAATTGAAACATTGGTCATTTTGAATGTCATTGACAATTTTACTATTATGCTAGATAATAAGTTAAATGAAGATATTTTATGGCCAGATGTGTCGAGAATTATTAAGAAATATACTCCATTTTTAAAAGTAGATAAGGAGAAATATGCAAGTGCCCTTAGAAGAAGAATTGGACATAGTGCTTGGTAGGATACTTGAGATGGAAAAGCAATTAGCTATAACTCAAAATGATAATATGCAACTATCGGAACAAATAAGAGAAACACAAAGATATCTAATTAGATTAGCTAGAAATCAATCTGAAATTACAAGAAGAATTACAAAATGGCCTTACATAGCAATTGAAGTAGAGAAGAAGTGACGTTGTAAATTTGTGAAGTACATACTATAATACATTAATACTATTAATACAATAATATACGGAGAATACATATGGCTTTAGATTTTAGTGCCCTCAAGAAGAATCGTGGTAATTTTGATTCCCTTATGAAAGAAGTAGAAAAGATTGAAACACCTAAACAAGGTGGTAATAAAGATGAAAGATTTTGGCAACCTGAAGTAGATAAGGCTGGTAATGGTTATGCTGTTATTAGATTCCTTCCTCCTCCTAAGGGTGAAGATTTACCATGGGTTAGAACATGGAGCCATGGCTTTCAAGGTCCTACAGGTAAGTGGTACATAGAGAATTCACTTACTACTCTTAATAAACCTGATCCTGTTTCAGAACTGAATACCGAACTATGGAATTCAGGTAAAGACGAGAATAAAGATATTGCTCGTAAGCAGAAACGTAAGCTGGTTTACATTGCAAACATATATGTTGTTACAGATCCTAACCATCCAGAGAATGAAGGTAAGACATTTTTGTATAAGTTTGGTAAGAAGATCTTTGACAAGATTAAAGATGTTATGCAGCCTCAGTTTGAAGATGAAGATAAAGTAAATCCATTTGATTTTTGGAAAGGCGCTGACTTTAAGTTAAAGATTCGTAATGTAGCTGGATATCGTAATTACGATAAGTCTGAATTTGGTTCTATCTCTAATATGCTTGATAATGATGATGAGCTAGAGAGTATTTGGAACAATGAATATTCTTTAACTGAATTTTTAGATCCTAAGAACTTTAAGAGCTATGATGAATTGAAGCAAAAGTTAGAAATGGTTCTTTCTGGTTCTGGTTCAACTATGAAGCGTGCTGAAGAAATTGATCTACAAGAAAGATCGAGACCTGCACCACAACCAGTAAAGGAAGTGGATACATCTAAAGATGAGGATGAATCGCTGAGTTATTTTGCTAAGTTAGCTAACGAAGACTAAGAAAGGGCCGAAAGGCCCTTTTTTTATAAATTTAATCCTGTCACAGTATCCATTACACCTCTCATAAATGAACTTGTAGTATCCACACGTGGAGATGCTGATTGTCCTAAAATTGTAGTAGGATTTTGTACATTGTTGTTTGTAGTAGATACAACATTATTTTGATTAGCTTTATTAACGCGGTCCATTGATTGACCTAAATCCATAATTTCTTCTTCGGTATAAGGTGTCACATCACCACTTTGCGTTCCATAACTACCTTGTACTTTTTTGCCTGCAGCCATATCAATATTTTTATCTCCAGAGCTTGGGGCTTTGTTCCTAGGGTCTAGTTTTTTAGGTACCTCAATTTTTTCCATCACTTTCTCTTTAGGTTCATCTGAAGTAAATAGATCCATAACTTTTTTTCCTATTGATCCAAATGCTCCTAATGCAACCATGAAATTATCTTTAATTCCAGATACAATTGATCCAATCGCAGTACCAATTGTTTTACCAATACCTACAATTTTATCAATGACAGGTTGTACAAATGTGTCATAAGCTGATAATACTTTAGACTTTATGTCAGCAAAGCCTTCTAATAATTTATCTTTTATACCATTGAATGCAGGCATAACATTTTCTTGAAAAAATGCTGGTATTGTTGTAGTAAAAAATAATTTAACAGCTTCAAACCCTTCTTTGAAAGGGGGAATAATATTTTCTTGAAAAACTTTCACCTGACTCATGAAGTATTCTGGTATAGTTTCAGTAAAAAATGTTTTAATTACTTCAATACCTTTATTAAATGCGTTTCCAACTCCTTCAAAAAAGGCTTGTATTTTAAGTGCAGCTTCTTTTGGATCAACCATTCCAAATGTAAAGTCAGAAGCTATTTGACCCATACCACTAGCTGTTTTTTCACTAAAAGATGTATCTGCTTGATCTTTGCCAAAAAATTCACCCGCTTTACCGGCTCCCTCATAAGCACTATAAGCACCCAGTCCTATTGCTGCCAGTGGTCCAGCCATTCTTGCTGCACCCATTGCTAACCTACCTACACCACTTGCAACTCCTTTAACAGCACCTCCAACTTTACCAACACCACCTTTAACCGCATCTAGTACTCGACCACCTCTAGATCTAGGTCTAACTTTTTTATTTTTTTTATCTCTTCCACCAGGTCCATCTATACCAACACCACCACCTCTTATAGAACCTGGTAAACTTGGTAAATCACTATCATTCATGCCAGCAATTGCAGTGGCTAATTTGGATATTAATTCTTTAGTATCTTTGTTTACTTTTAAATTATCTTCATGTAATTGATTGGCCTTAACAAGCTCATCTGTGACTGGGGATAAATCTATACCTTGATCTGCAAATCTGCCTTTAAAATCTTCTACACCTTTATCACCATCATCTTCATCTGAATCACTAGAACTTTGAGCTTCAATAGCTGATACAATATTTCTACTAGCAGCTTCCAATCCTTTTGTTATTTGACTGCTCATTTTAGTTATTTGAGTCAATATACTTGTAAGTGAATTATCTAAATTACTTACTAAGGATTCTCGTTGCTCCAAATTAGATTTAGCTTCTTGTGAACTAATATCTGACTGTATAGATAGTGTTTCAGTTAGAGCTTGTATATCTGCTGAACTAATAGCCATTACTGGAATTTCCTTTGTTTATTCTGCATATTTACTTTTTCGTTTTCGTCTTTAATATAAGCCATTAATAATGAAGTATATATCTCTCTTTCCCATGGTATCATACTTTCTAGTTCTGTTAATGAGTATTTGTGATGCTGCATTAATTGAAAATTTAAAGTATAATAAGTACGGAGATCATCACAGGAAAGAGTTATTGAAAAAAATTCTGAAGTCCCTCCAATGTCGTTTCAACATCTTTATCACACTTAGTACATCTAGCATTTATGTCTTGCACTATCTTAGGTAACTTAACAAAAAATTGTTCTACTTCATTGAATTCATCTTTTGTAAGTTGTTGTAAAAAATCTTCTGCATCTTTATCACTAAAATTATTTCTAGTATGAACCGTTTCATCTGTAAAAATATTATCTATACATTTTGATACAATTTTAAAAATATTAGTTTTATCTTCGTTAGCAAGTAAGTCAAACATTTCATAAAAAGTTGGGTACCTCAATGTGATTCCAATATTGTTTCTAAGATTTATAACTGGATCAATTGTATCATCCTTTACAATCTTAGCATCATTCAGATTAATTTCATGTTTAATTTTTTCTCCACATTCACAATTAACATTAATGGTTACAATTTCACCAATTGATTTTGATCTTAAATTTAAAAAAATATATTCAATATCAAAATTAGCTAGCTTCTTTACATTTATCTTTCTAAACGTACAAACATCAATTATATCAGTAATTACTCTACTTAACTCTTTTATATCAACATCAGCGAGTGTCATCATAATTTTATGTTCTTTTACCAAAAACGGTCTATATGTTATAGTTTCGTTAGTAGATGGTAAAGTTAATTCATATGTAGGTGTCTCAAGTTTAGGTAATGCCATAATTTACTCCATATTATAAATTTGAAAATGCAGAATTTCTAAATGTCCGAGGGTCAAAGGAACCTTCTTCAAACGGATTAGCACCGTCTCTTGGAAAGGTATTAAAATATCTTTCAGATCCATTACTTAGAATTTGATTGTTTATTCTTGGTTGGCTAATTTCTGGATCATTATATGATGTTCTACCAAGACCACCCTGAACACGTTGAATACTTTCCCATTTTCTATAAGCAAACAAAACATTTAATCTGTGAGTTTGACTTTGAGTAGCATTATTAAGTTCCATCAAATTCATACTTCTAGGAAAAGCATCAATTAATGTTACACCATAAGTTCTGTTCATTGCTTCGTCAAGTTGAAATACTTCAATATCAACAGCATAATCTTCTTGGAATGAAACATGATAATTATCTTTATTGACTACTGTTTGCATCCAACCATCAAAAAATTGTTTTACTTGCATCTCTCTATCAACATGAAATGTCATACTTGTACCATCTCCACCATATTCAGATGTAACTGGTCTAGGGTAGGCAGGACCATAAATTCTATAAGGTTTAGTGTTTATATTGAGAAGTGGAAAGGATGCTTGCTCACAAAGTAATGATACTTTAGAAGAAGATATTACAGAAAAACCTGTACGCTCACCTCCTACAATTGCTCCATTAATAGCTATTTGAGGTGTTCTAGTTATCTTTTTTGGTGATGTAATTATGACTTCAAATCGATTTGTTCTTGCTAAACCTTTTCCAAGAACCTGTCGTTTAAAATCTGATAATCTAAAGTGTGCTTGTCCTAACGCCATTATAGTGTCTTTCTTCTAGTTTCTCTCCAGACTTGTTCCATTCTTACCTTTCTAAATCTTTGTACAGGTAGTTGTGAAGCAATAATCCATTCTGAAGAAGGTATTTTTAAAAATCGTGAACGTACTTGTTCGTTTAAATAATGCTTTATAGAAGCCTTTGCAGGTTTCAATCTTGCAGCACTTTCTAATGTCCTGTATGTAAATCTAATTTTTGTCATTTCATTCATTTTTTTATTTGAAGCATATATCATCAACTGTTGAATCACTCTTATTCTAATTCCATATGGCATGTAATGTAAATTAATTCCATAAAATCCAGTGTTAGTTCTTCTAAAAGGAAACACTAATGGATAAATGTCATAATAAGGTAATTCACTTCTAGTTTTTGGATTATAAGCATACAAATACATATAACCTGGTATTACTCTTGTTTTTAAGTCACCTTTTTTTAAAAGCTGAGGTGTATTGATAGCCCCAAGTTTTTTTATCTTTGTTTGGTACCATGTAACAGATTTTTTTTCACCACCAACTTCTTGCTTTAGTTTTTTAAATATATCTATCATTATTTATTCTAACTTCCTAATCCTAAGTCGTTTTCTGTTAAAACTAAAAATTGCCACCCTCTATCTAAGCAATATTCGTTAGCTTGTTTCCATTTAGCTTGATTAGTACCGTATGTGAAAACTTCATTAATAAACCTTTTAGTTTTCTTTTTTGGTATATTTGGTGGTTTAGTAAACTTTTCTGGCTTGATCTCCACTAAATACTTACCAACACCGTTATTTTTATGACGAACTTTTATATAAAAATCTACAAAGTATCTATGTAGTTTATTATCAACAGGAGATTTATAAGGTATGATAGTTGTTTCTGATCCCCATTCTAAAACATTAGGATTCGTATCACACCATTTCATAAAACGTAATTCCCAAGATGATCTATACACAACATCTTGAATATTACCTTTATACTTGGTAGGATCAATAACTCTGTACTTGCCTTTATAGGTTTCTTTATACACGATAAATAATAATAATTAAATAACTATTTAGTATAAAAAGAAAGAATTATGTCTACTAATACAAATCCAGAAAAATATTATAGTACAGTTATGGGGGGTAGTCAACCTTTTAGTGAGGTTGTTAAGAATACAATTGCTGATCCTAACCTTAGAGGAATAGATCCTGTAACTAATAAAGTTATGAGATTTGATAATGAAAATAAGATAGAAAGAAATCAATACAATATTGGTAGTCTTTCATATCCTATAGGTGTTGGTAAGGATGAGGATAAACAACATTTTATTCAATTTTTTATCAATGTGAGAGGTAAGTCTAAGTTTAATAACAAAGAGTCAATAAATGGTACACAAGAAATTTTAGATAAAGTTGATGCTGGTCGCAAAGGTCAAAATGGTTTAGTTGAAAATGATATGGCAATCAAAACTGGAGCAGCTGCAGCAGGATTTATAGCAGGAGGTGGTGCGAGTGTATTTTCTGATGTTACATCTGGTAAACCTACCAAAGCTGTAGCAACGGTTGGAAAAGCTGGTTTAGCAGCAGTTGCAACAAAAAAGTTAACAGACAAAGCAATGGAAAAAGGTTTGATTAACCCAGATATACCTAAAAGATTAAAAGATTCTATTGTATTACATATTCAAGATAAACCAACCACAAATTATTCTGTACAATACAATGAAGATAAGATAGGTTCTTTATTAGGAGGTATAACTGGTTCTGGTAGAGATGTTATGCAAATGGCTAAAGATGTTGCATCTGGAAAGGATGATGCTGCCGGTGGCCTAACTACTGCATTAATAGCAGCTGTATCTTCAAACTTTGGTGCAGCTGGAAGATTATTACAACTTGGTACAAAAACAGTTACTAATGCATTCAGAGAACAATTTTTCGAATCTGTTGATTATAGGACATTTAATTTTAGACACACATTTATGCCCAAAAGTAGGGAAGAAGCAAATAATGTAAGAAACATTATAAGAATGTTTAAGTTTCATATGATGCCAGAAATGGGATTTAAAAATTTATTTTTTATATATCCTTCAGAATTTGAAATAAAATACTACTTCAAAAATCAAGAAAACATATATTTTGATAGAATATCAACTTGTGTATTAGAAGACATGAGTGTAGAATATGGTGGTGATATATTTGCTACTTTTGCTAATGGTAATCCAGTTGAAGTAAATATGTCTCTTAAATTTAAAGAGCTAGAACTAATGACCAAAGAACGTATAAAGGAAGGATTTTAATGTATTTTGAAAAATTCCCAAAGGCTGTATTCACATTAGATAATTATAAATCTGGTCAGATACTACCAAATCTTTTTAAACGTGTAAAATTTGTAAATGAAGTTATAGAAAACTTAGCTTTGTATGATCTCTATACTGTACCTGATGGAGAGACACCAGAAATAACTGCAGATATAATTTATGGTAATCCACAACTACATTGGATAATATTACATACAAATAAAACAATAGATCCACGTTTTGAATGGCCAATGAGTAATTTCTTTTTAAAAAAGTTTGCTGATGGTAAATATGGTAATGCCTCTGCTATTCATCATTATGAAAATGCCTCAGGTAATGTTGTGAATGGAAATGTACAAATTAATGCCAGGGTAATACTGCCTGAGGATATTCAAGATGGAGATGTATTAACAAATAATACTAATAGTGGTACTGCATTTGTAAGAGGTAGTCCTTCAGGGTTTAACCCACTTATAGCAAATATTACAGTTACTGCAGGTGGTTTTCAGTTAAATGATTTTTTATACAACACACGTACCAGTAATACATTGATAGACTCCTCAGGAAACATTCCTTCTGGTAAGATCTTATCAGCAACTGTGCTATCCGGTATTCCTATTACTAATGAAGAGCATGAAGAAAGATTAAATGAAGATAGAAGATTGATTAAAATATTAAGTCCTGAAGCCGTACCGCTGGTTATACAAGAATTTGATTCTTTGATTAAAATATGACAACTGAAACTGAAACACCGTTACAAACAGCAGGTGCTGTTGATATACAGGAATTAACTCTTGTTTCAAAAAACATGGAATTTTTGCAGATAAAAGATTATCTAGCTGAATTGAATATAACAGAAGATTTATATTCACCAACAATGTATGGTAATTTAGTTTTAGTAGATAGCCGCAATCTTATTAAAGAGTTGGATATTACAGGTGAAGAATATTTAATTGTAAAATTTAAGACACCGACTTCAGAATCTTTTATAAGTAAAACTTTTAGAATTTATGCAATAACTGATAGAAAAATAGTTAGAGATTTAAATACACAAACTTATGTATTACAATTTGTATCAAAAGAATTTATTATTAATCAAGTCAAACCAATATACAAGACTTTTTCAGGTAAAATTAGTGAAGTAGTAAAAACGTTGTTTGAATATATTGAAGCAGACCGTACATATATAGTTAATGATAAACAAATAGACAATGAAGGTATTAAATCCGAATTAAATGTTGTTACTGAAACAGAGAATGTTGTAAAGTTTGTTAGTCCTGGATGGACACCATTTAAATGTATAACATGGTGTGCTTCTAAATCAATACCAAAAGATGGTAAAGCATGTAATTTTTTCTTTTTTGAAACTAACAAAACTTTTGTATTTACTAGTATTGAAAACTTATTTGATATTAACAATAAAGGTCAATCACTAACAATTGGTGAATATTTTTATAAACAAAATCAAGTTAAAGGTAATGAAGGACCTGAAAATAAAATGTTTCAAGTAGAAGATTTTAAAGTATTGAAAACTGCTGATCATTTAGAAAATTTAAATAGTGGTTATTTATCTAATAAACTAATTACACTAGATGTCATAAACAAAATATATTCTTCATTTGATTATGATGCTGTTACAGAGTTTGAAACATTCGAACATTCACAAGGTAGTGATTCATCTCCATTATTTGCAAAAGATTCAATTAGAAACCCAAGTACTGATATAAGTTTTTACCCTGTACAGCCTAATCTTTTTAATAATGTAGATAACAACATAAACGAAAGAATGAATGAAATACATGGTAATAGAAGATCTAACATGTTAGAACTTCAAAATTTTAAAATACATATGACTGTTCCAGGTAGAACAGACATAGAAGTGGGTAGAATGTTAGATTTTAATTTCCCAGATGTTTCACCAAAAGCACAAGAAGACAAATCTGATAAAGGAGATGCATTTTATTCTGGTACTTACTTAATAACTGCTATACATCATAAGGTAACATTAAATAAACACACAATGATTATGGAAATAGTAAAAGATGCCTTAAAGAGAGATGAATGAAAAAAATATTTAATAAAGATGGATTTATTTGGTTTATCGGGGTGGTTGAAGATAGAATAGACCCTTTGAAGCTAGGTCGCTGTAGGGTAAGGATATATGGTTATCATACTGATGATAAGTCCGAACAACCTACTGAAGATCTTCCTTGGGCTGTTCCAATACAACCAATTACATCAGCTGCTACTTCGGGTGTTGGATCGACGCCACTTGGACCAATAGAAGGTACATGGGTTGTTGGTTTTTACTTAGACGGCAATGATATGCAACAACCAACGTTTTTTGGAACAATTAGTACAAAGGCAGCACCGATAGTATTTAAAGAAGTTGTTCCAAACATTCCTTCTAGTCAAGTATCAAATTCTGAAACAGGGGAAACTAAAGATGAAAATAACAACATTGTTAAGGATGCATTAAACAATAAAGTAATAAGCGGAAACACACCGGTACAAGGTGCTTCTGAACCAGAAACTGCCGCTATAAGTTCAGGACTCATACCGTTTAGTGTAGATTATATTAGTGATTATAAAACTACTGAAGATCCAAAAGGTGCTCAATATGGTCTGTTTGCATTAGCATCATTTTTACCTGCAAAGACTCCTGGTGGTGTATCGAGACAATCAGCTAAAAATTCACCATTATCTAGTTTTTTAAAACAATCAGCATTTAGCGTTCAGTTTGCAGGATTGATTCCTGGTACTGAGGAGTTTGACACTAAATGGTTAGAAATTGCTTCGTCAGATGCTTTTTTGTTTGAAAGAGAACAAAAACAATATTTTGAAAAATCATTCTTTAATGGATTTACTTCATCACTTAAAAGAAAAAATGGTCTTGATATTAATAACTTTTCTGGTCCTGTAAAAAATCTTGCATTTTCAACTGCATTACAATCAGGGGCTTCATCTACTTCATTATTTACTAAACCATTGGATGGTAAAACTGTATTAAATAATGAAGACATATTAGATGTAGTAACTGAATATAGAATTAATGCAGCTGATTCGTTATTTAAAACACAGTCTCCAGCATTTATTAACGATATAAAATCAAGTCTTAATTTACAAAAAGCATCTGTCAAAGGACTTTTACCAAAATTAAATACTGATGTATTATCAAGTTTAAAAATTCCAGCCATACCAAGTGTTGATGATTTACAAAATAAAATACCAAAAATAGATGGAACAGAATTACAATCACAAATACCAGACTTACCTGGTGCATTTGATTTAGATAGATAAAAATATATGTCAGCTAATTATAAAATTAATCAATTTAAAGATTTACTCATAGCTAAAGCACAAGGTACACCTGAATTTACCAATTTGCCACCTGTTGCAAGAACTACATTAAATTCAGTTATAGATTCTACTGCTTCATCTTTAACTCCTGGTTTTGTTAACAATGTAGATTTAGAAACCAATTCAGCATTAAATTCAATTGGTACTAATCTCTTGGGACGAAACAATCCTGTAGATGTTGTTAATGGTAATTTGTCTGTCAATGATTTAAAAGATACATTGGCAGGTGGAATTAGTCCGGGATTATCAAATGCTTTAACAGCAAAATTTACTAATGATGTTGTAGATAATTTTACAAATCAATTACCACCTATTTTAAAAAACACATTACCCATAGGTGATATTAAGAATGCTTTGTCTTCAACAGCTGCAGCAGGAATTGATGCTGCAATAGATGGAACAGTACAATTGTTTTCTGGTGAAACATTAGCAAGTAAAATACCACAATTACCAACTGTTCCAAATGTTGGTGATATTTTAGGTAAAGTTCCAACATTACCAACTTTAGGTGATCCATTATCAATCTTAAGAGCTAAAGAAAAAGCAGCAAGTGAAGCTCTCCAAGAAGTCAATAAGAAGTTTGATGAAAAAATTTCTGCCGAAGCAATAAGTGAATCAAAACAATTCAATGTTGATAATGAAGATAATGTAGTTAAAAATAAAGCAGAAAAAGAAGGATTTATAGATAAAAATGCCATATATCCTACAGAAGAATACAAAAATAGATCTGACACAGATAAATTAGCTACAGGAGATATTAACGGAACTATTGTACAACAAAAAGAAATAGATAGAGTTTTTGGTTGTCAACTTCCCGAAGGTGAATATTTTGAACAACCAGAAATACCTTATAATGCTCAATATCCATATAATAAAACAATACATACTGAATCCGGTCATGTAATAGAAATGGATGATACACCAGGTTCTGAAAGATTGCATGTATATCATAAGTCTGGTACATTTATTGAATTGGATCAATCAGGTTCTGTTGTCAAAAGAACATTGGGAAGTTCATATGAATTTATAGATAGAAATAATAAACTCTCTATAGTTGGGGATGATAACATTTCTATAGGTGGCAACATGAAAGTATTTGTTGCTGCTAATGCAATTATTGAAGTTCAAGGGGATACAAATTTAAAATGTTTAAATGATGTAACAGTAGAAGCAGCTGGTAAACTTGATCTATCTGCAACCGAAGAAATAAACTTACGTTCTGCTAATATTAATATACAATCTACAAATTTTACTAACATGAAAACTGAAGGTAATATTTTTGTTTCAGCAAATGTTAGCATTCATAATAAATGTAATAGCACAATGTTTACAGAAACTTTAGATACTTTGAATTTAAAATCAATGAAATCAGCCTTTATTGAAACAGCTCAAGTTTTAAATTTAAAAGCTACTAGCCAAATACTTGCTGATGGCTCTACAATTCAACTTAATGAAGGATTATCATTACCAGCAACATCAGCTACATATGCAAACAATGCTAACATAGGTATGATTGGAACAAGAACACCTATTTTCACAGAACACATACATGATCCTGATATTACTAATTTTACTGATTCTGCATTTATGAACAGTCAAGGTGAAGATTCTGATTTAGATGAAGATGCTGAACAAGCATTAAAGGAGTTAAAAAGTAAAGGACTAACACCTCCTAATACAAGAGACCCAATAGTCAGAGAGTCTGCTTCACCTTCATCAGCTGTCTCCGATATTGTTTTGCCAGATAAATCTTTGTTACTTAAAACGTCTTTTGCTGACAATAAAGCAATATCAAATAAATTTGTATTATCCCAATTAAGTTCTAAAGCTGCATGTTCTTTTAATCCAGTAAGGGCTCAGATGAGTTTGTCATTTGGAGAAATATTATTTAATTTATCTGCAATAGCTTTAAATGTATGTGATCCAGTTAAAAAACTCTTTCCGAGCATGATAGTTACATCAGGGTTAAGATATCCAAAGGCTAATAGTTCTAATACTTCTGATCACTTAAAAGGACAAGCTGTAGATATACAATTTCCTGGAACAAATAAAGTAATGTATTTTGATATAGCTAAAAAATTAGCAGAAAATTTAAATTATGACAAATTGCTTTTAGAGTATCACGATAAAACTAAAAATATGTCTGGTAATCCTTGGATTCATATATCGTTTAAAGCTGATACTAACAGAAAATTGCTTTTTACATATAATAACCAAAGAAAACATAGCTCTGGTTTGAAGAGGTTAGCATAATGCCAGGTATATCAAGAGTAGGAGTAGATACAGCAGGAGGGTTAATAACAGGTCCTGGTGCAAGTACAGTTTTTGTAAATGGGTCTAAAGTATCTTTAAAGGATGATTCAGTTGCATCTCATGGAGTTGGTGTACACGCTGATGCTAAAATGGTTGGATGTTCAGAAACAGTTACAGCAGAAGGAAAAGGTGTTGTAAGAGAAGGTGATGCTGCTAGTTGTGGTCATATAGCTACAGGTTCTTCAGATACATTGGCTGGTTAGGCATAAATAAGGCTATGGCTACTATCAATAGAAACATAAGAAAATATTCTGACTTTAATTTTTTATTTGTAACTCATCCTAAAACTAAGGATTTAGTAAAAATAAACAATGAAGATGCTATTAAGCAAGCAGTTAAAAGTTTAATATTAACTGTTAATTATGAAAGATTATTTCATCCTGAAATAGGATGTCAAATAAATGCACTACTTTTTGAAAATTTTGAGCCCCAAATAGAAAATTTAATGACACAAACAATTGAGGATACCATTAGATTTTTTGAACCTCGTGCTAAACTAACTAATGTTGACGTTAAAGGTAATCGTGATCAAAATGAATTAATTGTTATTATTCAGTTTGCAATAAATAATGTACTGAATTCATTCGAAGTTATAACAACACTTACAAGAGCAAGATAATGACT